CTAGGTGGCTATTTCGTATTCAAAATCGCATTTTTAGACTAAGGGGGTCCCGTAAAATTGAAAGCACAACAAAACATGATAAACCTATCCGACCTAAAACTCAACCCCAATAATCCCCGGCGTATTTCCGAACAGGCCATGAACCGCCTTGTCAAAAGCATAGAGGAGTTTACCAAGATGCTTGAGATTCGCCCCATTATCTATGATGAGGTCGGCGAGATATTGGGGGGCAATATGCGCTACCTTAGCCTTAAAAAGCTCGGATATACCGAGATTCCCGATACCTGGGCCAGATGTGTGACCGATTTGACCGAGGATGAGAAGAGGCGGTTCATAATCACGGATAATGCTGATGGATTTGGCGAGTTTGATATGGACCTACTCGCCAATGAGTGGGGCGATTTGCCATTGATAGATTGGGGCATTGATATGCCAAAAGAATGGGGGGAGCCATTGCCGGAAGATAATAAAGATATTGATGAAGATGTAATGAAAGAGACTGAGCATGAATGTCCAAAATGCGGATTTAAATGGTAAGCCAATAGTTATTTCAACTTTTGCTGGATGTGGAGGTTCATCATTAGGTTATCAACTTGCAGGATTTAGAGAGCTTTTAGCAGTTGAATGGGATGATAATGCAGTTGAAACTTTCAGACTCAATTTTCCTGATGTGCCTGTTTATCATGGAGATATTTGTAAATTGACAAGTGAGAAGTGTATGGAGCTTGCAGGGATAGGATACAAAGAGCTTGATATTTTGGATGGTTCTCCGCCTTGTCAAGGATTCAGCACAGCAGGTAAACGAAAATTCGATGATCCTCGAAATAGTCTATTTATGGAATTTGCAAGATTATTGAAAGACTTACAGCCAAAAGTCTTTGTTATGGAAAATGTAACCGGTATGATTAAGGGGTACATGAAACAAGCCTATTTACAGATTATAAAGACCTTGAGGGAGTGCGGATATAAAGCAAAAGGTCAGGTCTTGAATGCCATGTATTTCAATGTACCTCAAAGCAGGGAAAGGGTAATCATTATCGGAGTGCGAGAAGATTTAGGGATTGAACCGAATCATCCGAAACCACAAGGGAAGCCGATAACTCCCCGGATGGCCTTCAAGGATTGCCCAGGTGATGAAGTAAAACCATTGCCGGAATGGATGAAAGAGGCAGCGAAATTCATGGATGCGGGGAATTATAATCATGTTCATGTCTTGAAAGCATTTCTCCGGGTCCATGGAAAATCGGCGGGGAGTCAAAATACAAAACTCCTTTCATGGGATCGTTGCGCCTGCACACTCGTAAAATCTGAGATTGCATCAACCGGGATCATCCATCCCGATCGTGAAAGATATTTGACCATCATGGAGATGAAGCGGATCACAAGTTTTCCAGATGATTTTCAATTCTACGGGAATCGGAAAGCGATCGTTTCCCGTATCGGAAACTCAGTCCCCCCAAATCTCATGAAGGCCATAGCAGAACATATCAAAGTGAATATTTTGGAGAAAGCAAACGAAAGGTCGCAAACCCATTCCTAGTAAGGTGATTGAGCTTAGAGGCGGCTCCAAATACACCCATCGCCCTCCCCGTACCGATGAGCCGAAGCCTCCAGCTGCTATTCCGAAATGCCCTCGGCATCTCGATAAGGAGGCCAAAAAAGAATGGCGCAGGATGGTCAAAGAGCTTGAGCCCCTGGGGGTCCTAACAAGGTTGGACAAAGCCGTCCTCGCCCGGTATTGCCAAGGGAGTTCAAAGTTGGCCGCACTGAAAGAAGAGCTGAACACAATCAAGAATCCTGAGTTAGAAAGCAATAGTCTGACTGTCCGGGCCGAACAGTATCGTATTGATTATCAGCGGTGGAATCAGGCCAGGATAGAGACGGCGAAGGGATTGTTCAAAACAGAGGGAGGTAAATTGAAAAAGATGGGAAATGATCTTCCTCCCAAATTAGAGGGGGTCAAGTTTATCAAAAATCCTTACCTTGAAATAGAGCGGCAGTCCTTCACTCAAATGATGATAACGGAGAACAAGATCAGAATGGAGCTACGGGCGATAGATGAACAGATGCGGAGAGATGAAATCGAAATGGGATTGACGCCGAGCTCCAGGAGCAGGGTCAAGGTTGCCGGGGGGCAGCCGGATAAAGGGAGCGAGAAGGAAAGATTCTTTAGCTGAAAGGAGAGGGGCATGGGAATAATTGAGGGTGGCGTGCATTTTAAGGGCAGTGAGAGCATTTGTTCGCATTGTATAAAGGCTTATAATTGTCGAGCCCATAAAGAAGATTATAAAATGACATTAATTATAAATGGAATAAAAGCTGAAGTATCTTTTAAAGAATTATTTAGAACAGCTCAAATACGACAATGCCCTATTGATGAATTTGAGCAAGACCCTTTAGAGATATAATTTCAAAGGAGAGCCATGAACGAGGAAAGACGTAAAAAATTAGGTTTAACACCTAAGTTCAATGCATTAAAACCAGGCCAACAAGTCCAGGTTGACCTCAAAAACGCCACTCCGCTTATATGCGAATGCGGATGTAAGTATTTCAAGCAAGCCTTTCTTGCCTACAAGGTATCGGCTTTCGCAAGTCCGACAGGGCAGGAATTGACGGCGCAACAGCCAGTGTTTTTATGCATGGAGTGCGGGAAGATGTTGGGGGAGAAGGATGCCTAAAGAAACGGAGGGCACGTCAATGGTGACAAGCGGTCTTGAAAATCGTGGCGGGTAAAACCGTAGAGGGTTCGATTCCTTCGCCCTCCGCCATGGAAGGTTGCCCGAGAGGTAAGGGGCCGGTTTGCTAAATCGAGGCTGGGATGATACCCACACAGGTTCGATTCCTGTACCTTCCGCCAAATTTAGGAGAGATGATAATGTCAAGAGATATGGGAAGGCGCTAAAATGAGTAATAAAATCAAACTAGCAAAGATGACAAGGCGAATTATCCGGAAAAAAACCAATGATATATCCCGTAAAATGATAGAAGATTTATTAAATCGCTCTTTCTGGTATCGATTTAGAATTGCTGTAAACATAATATTTAAAAAGATTATATTTAATGTGAAATGAAAAATGGCAAAAATATCTAAAGACCGCGCCACTGCCTATGCTCAATCCGTCCTTTCCGGTGAAATCCTGGCGGGCCCCATAGTACGGGCTGCCTGCCAGCGTCACCTAAACGACCTTGAATATGCCGGGGAGCGAGGATTCTATTATGATGAAAAGGAGGCTGCCGAGGCGATAGCATTTTTTGAGGAGATACTTTATCTAAGCGCAGGTCAATATGAAGGAGAGCCATTTTTATTATTTCCATGGGAAGATTTCATAATTGGTTCTTTATTTGGATGGAAAAGAGACGATTCTGAAAAATGGGTTGAGAAAAACAAAAGAAATAAGATTTTAAAAGACACGCGGTTTAAAAGAAGATTTCGTGTAGCATATATTGAAGGACCAAAAGGTTGTGGAAAATCGCCTTTAGCTGGGGGAATTGGCTTGAAAGGTCTCTGTGCCGATAAAGAGGCAAGAGCAGAAATTTATGCAGCGGCAACAAAACAAGCACAAGCTATGGTATTGTTTCGTGATGCTGTGGCAATGTATGAACAATCTGAAATATTAAATAGGCGTTTAAAATCGACGGGCGTAGGTGAAAAATGTTGGAATTTATCTCATGATGAAAGTGGATCATTCTTTCGTGTAATTTCTTCCGAAAAAAAGGGGCAATCAGGCCCGAAGCCGCATATGATTCTTTTAGATGAAATACATGAGCATCCAGACAATACTATAATAGAAATGTTGAGAGCAGGCTTTAAGGCAAGAGAACAACCTCTATCTTTTATGATCACCAATTCTGGTTACGATAAAACTTCAGTATGTTGGGTATATCATGAAGCAGGTAGAAAGGTTGCATTTGAACTTGTAGACCCGCCTAATGATGAGTTTTTCGCCTATATTTGTTCTCTTGACGATGAAGACTTGATCGACGACAAGTACCTTGATGATGAATCTCTGTGGCCTAAAGTAAATCCATCCCTCGAGTATGGTCTTCCAGGATATGACTATATCCGTGGACAGATAGCAGAAGCCCGGGGGATGCCTTCTAAGATGGCTACGGTTAAACGGCTTTCATTCTGTCAGTGGACGGAGGCCGAGAACCCTTGGATAAGCCCAGAGATATGGATACCCTGCCGGGATTCTGATTTTGATGACTCCCTCCTCGCAGGACGGAAGTGCTGGGGTGGCCTGGACCTGTCCGCCGTCAATGACCTAACTGCCTTTGCTCTTATGTTTGCCCCATCCGCTAATGATCCGATGTATCGACTAAAGGTTTGGTTCTGGCTGCCGGGGGAAAACTTGAGGCGAAAGTCCGAAGTCGATCATGTCCCCTATGATGTATGGGAAAAGCAGGAGAGCCTCTTTACCTCGGAGGGAAGCGCCATCAGCAAGACCCAAGTGATTCGCTTCATTCATAATGAGACGGCGAAATATCAACTTGTCGGGATAGCCTATGATCGGAACCGGATGAAAGATCTCATAGAATTTGCTGAGAAGGATGGGATAGAACTCGCTATTGGTAAATGGGATAAAGAAAAGCGGGTATGGAATTTTGATAGATCATCAGGGATAAAGATGATGCCGTTCGGACAGGAGGCCCGGAGCATGGCGCCGGCAATAGACAAATTTGAAACCATGCTGCTTCAGAAGCAATTCAGGCATGATGGGAACCCCTGCTTGACCTGGTGCGCCTCTAATGTCGTTGTGGATAGTGATGATAGCGGATACCGGAAGATGTCGAAAAAGAAATCGGTGGGCAGGATTGATGGAATCACCGCCTCTGTCATGGCTTGCGGGGTGCTTGAGGATACGCATGTCAAATCGGTCTATGAGGGGATGACAGAAGAGCAAATTATTGAACGTATATCACTTTGAAAGGAGAGAGGAAATGGCGAGAGAAATTTTAAGCATATCAGAGGAGAAACTTAGTGAAGTCATTGCAGTTATCCGCCAAGGATTGAAACATCTAACCGATGTATCAGACGAAACGAGAAAGCAACTTACTGAATGGTGCAATAAAGAAGAACTGAGCAAAAAACATAGTTTTATCATTAAATTTTTACAAGAACGAAATGATATTATTGATTGGGATGATAAGGATTTGACTCCTGAAATCATCGGTATGATTCATGATGCAATTCCCGACGTAGTGCGATCTTATTGTGAAACGGAAACGTATATGCTGAATTTTGATTTTGAAGGAGAATAATCGAAGGATGAGAAAAGAGTCATGGCTAAATGCGGATGAAGCAATAGCTCAAGGGTTTGTTAAATCGATTTATTATTAAAAGGAGAGAGATGAAAAACGCAACTGAAATCGAATTGAATAAAATGAAATTCGTGGCTATAACTTATTTAACTGAAAAATTATGGGATGAATGCATAGCCCTCAATGAGCCTGTTATTCACTCACTAGTCAATCTTTGGAGTGAAGGCATTATTTCTAGATTGACATGCAAATTTTTTACACATAGTGAAGGTGAACATGAATTTGAATGGTATAAATCATGGTGGCAGGAATTAAGGGAGAAATTGTTCCCAAGATTCTGGCTCGCTAAATATCCAAGCAAGATGGAAACAAAAAAGAAGGTCAAAGTGTTTGCAGCATATCCTTCCTTGAAAATAAGCGATGTTGTGCATAAAGCAAGACTTCAATTTCATGAAATTTATGTTCCTAAAGCCGATGAAGAAGATGATTGTGAATGAGAATCCAGATGAAAATAGACTGGAATTATAAATTATTAAGACGCATCATGCAGGGCTTATCTTTCTATTTTGATGAGAGCATCCCCAAATGGTTGAAAACCAAAAGAGCACTTAAAAAAGAAATCAAAAGGCGATTTATTGAGGCGATGAAAAAAGAAATGCAAAAACAGATGGAAGAGGAGGAAAATAGAATGTTATGGGGTGATCCGGCTTGTAAGGAAGAACCTGTTGGCATTCTCAATGCTTTCAAAAATCAATAAAAGAATATCACTATAGGAGAGAAAGGAATGAATAATGGAGAAATGTAAACACAGGAACTGGCAAATAGCTGGTTATCCTTATGGGGATTGTGCAAAAACTGATGTAGATTTTGATTGCTCAGTAGTTTTGAGAGCATCGAGCATATATGAAGTTTATTGTACGGATTGGAA